TGGATCTGCGCAAGTAACGTGATCGTACAGTCAGGTCGGGTTGCAACCTATAACTGTTCGCGGGATCGCTCGCTCCGCTAAGTCCGTCTTGTGACGACCACAACTATTCTATTATCTAGGTGCCCGGTGGAGAGCGACGGTCTCGCCTCCCCCACCGACTCATCTAACATACCAGCCCCTAGGCCGTTGTGTCAAACCCAAGAACCCAGTGGATCCGTGTAGCCCCCTAATTGACCCTATCAGCGTTCCTTATCGATCCGAACCGTATTGATATTGGGTGAGTCGAATTGAAACAGCTCTGTCTGATTAAAGTAGTTTTGCGTGAGTGTGAATACTGTGAACTCAACGTGTGACTATTAACTAACAATTGCGTAAGTAGGGTAACGTATGAATACTTGCATTCTCAATAAACCCGCGTTATTGAGATTCCAACTATTTACCAACATATCGCCTACAGGGTGGCTCTACGTAGCGTTGGGGCTCAGTATACCTATTAACTGTTAGAGGGGCCTTGTAGCGGCTTGCAGAGGTGGCTGAGAGCGTTATAGCTGCACTGTCTTACTGGTATTCGCTGCGCATACAGATAACTTGGTATATATCTGCACCTTGATACTAATTCGTATCGCTATTAATTCATATCACACAGCATTGCTTATTGCGATTCATTCTCAATAAGGCGTGACTATAGATGATGACAGTGCTGCTGATACCCAACACCATGTCCAATGTCCTGCGTACCTGTGCCTGATGCAGATACTCTGGACAAGGCTATGGACATACGCTGGGCGTCCTTGATCGCAACTCCTTGCCACTAGTATTCTCAATAGCTCTGTCCTGATGAGAAAGAATCAAACAGCACACGGTGTATCAACAGTGCGTCCCTGTATATAAGGAGGGGGTACTGGGGGGAATTGCGGGGCCATCTGTCGATATAAGGCTTGTTAAATTTATGTTAAAAATTAAGGCCCCCCAGAATGACCTGTAAGGGGCTTGTACTTCTTCTTAAGGTGTTTGCACCTTTGCTTAGCCTGACGGACCTTCTGGGGCTTCTTAGACCCCTTAGAGTACCGTTTACCTTGTTCCCGTGGACCAGTGCGACTATACATCAGTTTCAGACCACATAGCTTTACAGACATTCGGTATTTGCGAATAGAGAATATCTTGTACCTGACTAGCAATCATTCTATGTTCCAGTTGTGTACCATTACCACACCGCAATTGACAGTAATGAATCCAAGACCGAATAGTGCCATTCATGTACAGTCTAGTAGGTGCAGCCATAGGTAACACCTCTCTTGCACACTCCTTAGCTACCCCAGCTTCTAGAAGATTATGGTAAAGGCGATACGCATCAGCGTAGTGTTTACCAATCTCATACCCAAAGAGCTGAAGCATGGTTGAGTCTAGGTCATCAATACTATTCTGTCTATTCTTGGTATCTTGCCTACGTAGTTCAGGTATAGCTGCTTGCTTCTCTACCTCAGCATACCGTTGACTAAACTCCTGGAAACTAAAGCTCCTATGCCTAAGAATTTGAGCAGCTATACTACGGGTAGTCTCAATAGATACACACATATTAACCATCTCAAAGGGGGACCAATGTTGATGGTCAATTAGATACTTAATTAGTTTAGCACTGGTCTCAGTGTTGTTTTGATTAGCTGGATTACTAACCCTAGCCATGTAACTAATAAGTTCTTCAGCGTTAGGTGTGATGTGTACCAGGGTGGCGGTATGAGTCATCGGTGATCGTTTTGGTAGATGGAGGTGGCAGTGATATCATCCCATGCTGATGGGATATAACGTTTACGAGTACTTACTGTATATTCAGAATCTAAGTAATCATCACTAACTTTAACTTGCTTTAACTCATTAAACGTTTTAGGATTACGAAATTGATTACTTAATGGTTGCTTACGATATGTTCTACTCATAACGTATACAGTAGAATAGGTAGTGACAGGATTCAGAAGGATTGGGGAGAATCAGTACTCCAAGATTCAGTATTAGTTAGTGGAAGTTTGTGTCTTTGTAGTTAGTAGTACTTACAGAATGTCCATTCCCAGGGACATTAATAAAGAGGAAGATGTGTCTCGATAGAGGCATGTCTTCCTCCCTTTCGGAGAAGTGGTCCACCCTCCACTTCCCCTTGTACGGGTGGGGTCTCAGCTTCGGTTCTGCTGGAATCGATTACAAAGAATGTTCACTGCCGAACATTTTTAACCGACCCACGTTGGTATACCTTGTTTTGTCTTTTGACCCCTAGCCTTTCGTCTTTGCTCTAAATTCATACCAAAGACTAAGTGATTTGTAGCAGCTTGAGGGTCATCTAGGAATGTGTCTAGGATATCATTCCACTCCTCTTGCTTACGCATCTTAACAGCTTCATAAGCAGAGATACCCATAGCATCGATAAAGTACTTAACACCTTGTGCTAATGAGTCTAATCTGTCGTCATGTTTAACTGCTCCCTTCTCACGACACATCCTAGACATTTGGTAAAAGAGCATATACAGTAGCCTTTCTTCGGGTGCTGCGTCTTTATTGGAGTTGTAGTCCCACTCTACCACACCTCTATCAACAATGAGGCGGTGTTGGTTAAGGATGGGTTCTAGGGTATCAATGATACGATCTTCTTTACGGACATTAGCACGTACTTCTTCTACATCTTTAGTTTGTTGCAGATGCTTTTTAAAGAGTTCTGCGACGATACCGTCTCCGAAGTTTGTTTCGACAACAAGTTTGGTAACGTTATAACGCTTACACCCACGAAGGATATCTAATAATGTAGAATCACTGTATCCGTCCCTGTATGCTCGTACTTCGTGAACGTAGAGAAAGCCATTCTTTTGTGAGATGTATGTAGCTGCTGTTTCATCTGTACCCCGTCCACTGGGGTCAACAGAGCATATAGTTTCAGTGTAGGCACTCCACTCACCTTGTAACTGCATTGGAGAGTAGAAGTAATCACCAGGTAGGCCTACAGTGGGGAGGTCTTTGAGGCAGTTACGTGGGTCACTACACCACACCACAGCATCTGGTGCCTGTGTGGGGTTAACTGATGTTACTACTAGGTCACTGAACTTAAGTGGGAACTTTTCAGCATCACTCAAGGTTGTGTCTAGTTGGAACTGTAGCATGAAGTTACTACGACCCATAGCAGCTTCACGTTCTACTAAATCTTCACTTGTGAAACGGTCAGGATCTGTAGGCGTCCATTCCTCAACACCCATCTCTATGTCTTCCACGATCTGTGGTGACAATAGACCTTCATACTGTGATAGCTTATCCTTACGTGGATAGCGTGATGGCCACACAAAGGGACGATAGTTACGCTCAGCTAGCTTACGGTAAATGGTGAAGGTAGTCTGGGGCGTGCCAAGGTACATGATACGACTGTCCTTCTTAGGTGTTAAGATGGACTCAGCCTCAGTACAGAGTTGCAATAGCTTCTCCCGCATCATCTCAGTCATACTGTTACCAGGCACTTCGATGTCATCAAGAATCATTAGGTCTGCACGAGAGCCAGTTAGCTGACCCGTTATACCGACACTTTTAACTGATGGTGCTTGGTGAGGTGAGCAGTTAACATCAAAGCTAATCCTAGACCAACGTGAGTCATCACTCTTAGGTCTAAGATGTACCAACCACGGTGTCTCAATAATTAACTTCTGTAGGAAAATCGACATGTTGTCAGCACGCTCCTTAGAAGCTGAGATGATCATAATCTTCTTCTCAGGGTCATTGAAGAGAGTCCACAACACAAAGGCACCAGTAATCCAGCTCTTGCCGACTCCTCGGAAGGCTTGGATCTGTAGTCGTTTAGGACCGTGTTGCAGGTAATCAGCAATGGCGTATTGAGCACGGGTAGGGGAGGGTAAGTCTAGCTGTCCCCATAGTGCTTGAAGGAAGAGCTTAAAATCTCCTTTAAGGGCGGTTAAAGTGTCCATGTGATAGGATGTATAAGAAAGCACCTAGAGGCCCCTTGTAGAGGCTTCTAGGCACCAATGGTGGAGGATTAATCGGCAAGTTTTAGCCAGAACGGCGACCATACAGGAGAATCTTGTACCGCTTCATTCGTTGCTCGTTCAATACCGCCATATGCAGCAGATCCACGATTAAAAGGACTTAACTGATTGGTTCTCGGAATAGAAGCACTAGTCGGCATCTGTCTACTAGGAATAACACGAGGTTTAGCTGCTGGTTTAGTTAACTGAGCCGCAGCCTTAGGTTTAGCTGTCGGCTTCATAGCTTTAGGAGTTGGCATTTTAACCCAACTACCACCATTCCACATAACAGCTTGTCCATTAAGGATAGCAGATTGACCAACTTTAGGTTGTGACACTGGTTGTGCTGCTGGTGGAGGACCTGAACTACGCGACATAGCTTTAGTCTTGCCTGCATTAGCTCTCTCAGCAGCCAAAGCTCTTTCCCTCTTAGTAGGCGTAGTATTAACTGGCTTTCTAAGTGCAGTGTTACCAGAAACCGGTGGAACTTTAGGTGCCTCTACAAGGTTTGCAAAGATACGATCAAGTTCAGCTTCAGTGCGAATCTGCTTAGGAGGTGCAGGTTTAGGGGTAGGAAGTGGTTCACGAGTTGCAATAGATGCAGCTATCTGACCTGGTGATGGGCGAGTTGGTACCAGTACAGCTCCACTAGGTGGTGCATAAACTGGCCTTGTTTCAAATTTAGGTTCTCCACTTCTATCCAGCTTTGGTCTACCAAACGGGTCAAATTGCTGTTCACCAACAACAGTACCAATTTGCCTAGGCTTAGCTGAAGCTTCCTGTACTGTTGTTACAGGACCACCACGAGATTGAGTGACATCAAACAATGTAGATTGCTTTAGTGCAGCTTCTTCTACACGCTGGCGAGCTTTAAGTGCCGCTTCACCAGGCGTCATACCAATACGTTCGTAGTCAGCTGTCAACTGCTGTTCAATCTCGAACATCCTACGATCACGCCATTCAATGGATCTAGGATCAACGTTAGTAGGTTCTACTGGAACAGTTACCTGTGGATTACCCATAGATGTTCCTTGCTTAATTTCTCGCAAAGCTTCATCAGCAGCTACGTAGTTTCCGGGATAACGACGTGGATTGATGGTAAGACCTTCACGTTGAAGTATGTCATCATACGCATTCTGCAAATCATTAGCAGACATATTCAGATTACGCATTACATTGTAATCGTATCTAGGGTTAGAACCGTGTCCAACATTAAGAGGGCCAGATTCAGGCATCAGGTTAGCTTTACCAACACTAGCACCTTCCATGGCCGACACACCATGGCCCCTATGTACCTGACCACCTCTACCACCTTTACCAAAAGCAGCAGCTAGACGATCACGCAATACATCAGCTTCCTGTTTAGCTGAAGTAAACTCTTCAACAGGTCTACCAGAAAATCTTTCGACTAATGCCTGATCTTTTTTAAGAACTTTAATATCACCCCATTCAAGTTTACGATATCTTTCGTAGTCCTTGAACCAATCCTCACCAAACCTATCAATTAGGTATGCTCTTTCATCAGGTTTAATATCTTCTCTAAGAGTTCTAGCGCTAATACCCCTAGGAATACCTTTTGAACTCAATTCAGCGGCAAGATAACCCTTGCCAATAACATTACGGTAATCTACTCCAAGAGCTTCTGCCGCATCTTTATCAGAGACTCCCTGATATACAAGCGTTAAGAAGGCATCCTGTAGCTGGTCATACGACTCATATTCCGGTGGAATAAACCCTGCTTGTTTGAATTCATTGAAGTGTTCTTGATTCTTTAAATCATAAGTAGCAGGAGTTCTATTACCAGGTACGTTTAATCGCTTATTTGTACGTTTAGGTGCCACTACTTAGCTCCCAACTACATTGGACCCGCCTTTGTCCATATTATTCTTACGCTTACGCTCCTCACGTTCCATGATCTCGCGTTGACGCTGATTACTCATCATGTCCTCACGACCTGCACCACGACGTTGACGGGGCTTA